TTGTTGATGAACGACATTAAATCCGGATCCGACCGCAATCGGCGCCCCGAGCGTTGTTAATTGTGCAACCGCATCGTCCGCACCTTGGTTATAGTAAATGGGAATTTGCTGTTGTGAAAAATCGGTAAGATCGACGTTCAATTGTTGTAAATAAGTGGCTATTTGTGCAAGAATTCTCTGCCGGTTATAAACGCCAAAGTCCGTCGACTTTGATATCTCATTATAGACATCGGTATAAGTATTTTTAAGAATCTCGATTAATTGCTTTTCACCTTCCGGGGAAACGGTGACGGATTTCGGCCATTCAGTCATACCATTATCATAACACTATTTTGCAGGGCTTGGCGGATTTGCTGTAGGTTATTTTGGCTTTGCCGGCGGTTCGCCGTTATTCGTTGGATTTGTTACCGGTTGCCCGTTGCCTCCGACCTGTTCGGTAGCTGTTACTTGCGTCGGCGCTAAGTTGGTAACAGGTAAATCAAGCTTCTGTTCTTCATCGATTTCTTTCATTTTTTCTTCGGCCGCCTCTTCGTCGATATCATCAAGGTTTTGAATTGCCTGAATCTTTGATTGTATGCCGGCATCGATCTTCTTAATTTCATTGTCGACCTCTTCATAGTCATCAATTGGTAATCCGTCTTGCCAATCGATCTCGGGGAATTGTGGTTTACCGGTTAGCTTTTGAAAGTCTGGCCCGACTCCAACTTTGGCGGCAAGTGCGAGTTCTTGAGCAACATACATGATCGTTTTTATTTTGGCATCGTAGTACAATTTCTTTCGTTCGCCTTTTGCTATAGTACGCATTAACTTAAATTTCAAAGCGCGGCCGCTATCGTTCATCCCTTCACCCATACCCAAAATGTCCGGGGTTATTTCAGCCGTCATCATAAAGAAGCTAAGTAGCTTATCGATTTGCATGAATGCCGCTTCAAGATTCGCATTCCATACAATATATTCCGGCTTGCTTTGACCGGTTTGCCCTTCCGGAACTTCGATCATATTCAATGCTTCACGCTTAACATTGCCTTCATCGTCAAGTACACCGTCCGGGACCATTAAAATAGGATCGGAATGTTTGTCGAGAATGTTATCGATTTTCGTAAGGCGATTATCAATTGCATAAAACAGTTTGTCGAGGTCATAATAATCCGAGATACCGAAATGACGATTGCCGGTCTTCCAATTTGGAATATGAAAAACAAGGTAATGATCGACACCGGTTTCCGTTACCATTTCCATACCGGCCATTCCCTCTATGCCAAGAATATCAAGATTGACTTGCTCGCCAACTTCACGGCCATTCATTCGATAAACACGGTCCGTAATTTTCCCCGGCTCATGTGATTCGACACGAAGATAAACCGTTCCGTTTGCATCTTTGAACGTCCATTTGAGATCGATTTGCTTTGGCTGACCTTTGACATTGAACGGATCCAAAACAGGAAAATAAATAGCCGGCGAAAACTCTTCAAGAATAACTGTCATTTCCTTATCGTTTGGATGCCGTTTATCAACGCGAAGCTTAAAGCAAGTATCGCCCAAAGCTGACGCATCGACCGCCGATTCGTAAAGCTGTTGATCGACATGGTTATCAATCATAAATTGGTCGATCCATTCTTGATCGCCGTCGTCTGGCATTTTAATCGAAATAGGTTCCGAGAAGAGCATGTCAGCGCATACCTTTGACAAAAGACCGGCGAAGTTTGTTGCTACATAACGAAGCTTGCCGTAATTTTGCGAATACAATTGATTATTGATACGGATTGCAAAAGCTTCGAAATGCTCACCCATAAGCAAATGATGAAAATATTCATAGTCTGATAAGCGAAGTATATCGTCACTTGTAGGAAATTGTGTCTTCTGTAAAACCGGGGTCGCCGCTTGCGTTTGATTAAACGGTTGCGGTGTCGGTAGATTCGGCGAAGCGTTTTCGTTGGCGATCGCGCTTGTTGCTATTTCCGGGTCTAATTGTGGCATAACTCTATTATCATAACAAACGGCAGAGAATTGCAACAAGGGGTATTATATATGTATGAACAATATAACCGATGACGAGATCGCTTGGATAATTTCAATCCTTATTCGCTACTACTTTACCGATGAAAACGTCCGTCACGTTATCCGCTTGCTTTCTTCAAAAAATAGCACTCCTTAGCCGGTACAAGAAAATTTTTTCCCTTTTGTTCCTGTTGATCGAGCTTTAGAGTGCATAAATAAAGTATGACACATTCTGCATGTCGTGAAAAGCCGTGAAAACAGTAAAGAGCGCCGTCGGTCCCACCAGATCAGCGCTCTTCATTCATGCAAACATGCCAGCTAAAAGAAAAAAACTGACAGCAAAAAAAGCTACAGGTAAAAAAACAAACCCTGTATCTTTATTATAGTCCCGCCGGCTTTTTTGTAAATGCCCGGCCGCGCTTTGGCTTATGCTTTCGCATTTCAAGCGCAATGAACGCACCGAACAAAGCATCGTCACTCTTGCCTTCGGCATGCTCACGCTTGCCGTTTTCCTTTTTAACAAAGGTCCGCATTTGATCGAAGGTAACTTCTGAATTGATTTCAAGGGCATCTTCTTCCCAAAGCTTCCGGAATTCATCGATCATCGGATTACGGGTAATGCCGTTCGTATTCACACCATAACGAAGCTGTCGTCTTTGTGATTTCTGATCGATTTTAAGCTCGGTATAGATGTTGTCATAGATATCTTTTAAGAAAAGAACGGTTGAAAGCATGTTGTTTTCGACACCGACAAAAGCGTCATTATACATTTCAGCCGCATATTTCAACATCTCGGCCAAGAGATCCGGACGCATTTGCCCGAAGAACTGAGCGCATTGTCTGATCTTGATTCTACCGTCCGGGTATTCATACGCATCCATATCCCATATGTCAACGCCTGAACTGTCACCACCCGTCCCGTCAGACGGATCGTTCCCGATAACATACATTCGCCCCTTTTCCGGAAGATGCCAAAATTGAAAGCCTAAGTTGATAAGTTGTGTATAACGCCTTCGAATATCTTCATTGTCCGATTGCTCTTGAGCGCTTAGAAAACTCCAATTATCGTGAAGTTGCTTATAAACCGTCACGCCGCCGAGTGGCTTTGTCCCCATTGCAGATTCAAGCGCGGTAAGATCGAACACATTGCCGGCCGACGATTGAAACGCTTCAAGAAGCGTCAATGGATATTCTTGCTTGAATTGCTGTTCAGTGTTCAAGGTCAAGCCATCTTTTTTATTTTCGTTTCGAAGTTCTTCAATCTTCCAACGCCGCCAAAGCAATTGACCGTCAGTAACCAAAATATTGTATGTTTCCTTGCCGATGCGTCGTATCTCTTTTTCAAGATCAGTCACATCGTCCGGATGAATTGAACCGGGAAGCGTGTATTCAGGATTTTCAATCCAAGCGTAAAACGCAACGTAATAATCCATAGGTCCGGACCGGCCGGCTTTTTGTTTATTCCATGCAACCATGACGTCATCATAAAAACCTTCCATGCCGTTACCGGTTGACTCTTCGACAATCTTGCCGCCGATCGGAACCGCTTGCTTTGCCCCTCTTTTCACTTTTCCCCGATCCTTAATATATGCGGCTTCTGATACATGCAACCGCTTGACCGTACCGCCTCGAAGATCCAAGGCAACATATATTTCGGAATCAAGCTTTGCCCCGTCATACCGATATTGAAACTTGTATTCGTTCCGGGTATCGTAGCGGGTTTGTGGTTTCAGTTCGGCCGGAATATTCTCATATGCACGGCGAACCATTTCAAAAATCTTTGAAAGCGTTTTTTGTTCGTGAGCGAGAATTGCACACGATGTCCCGGGAACCCAAAGCGCATCGTCAAGCATATCTATAACGTGATCGGTAGTAAATCCAAACTGTCGGGGCTTAACGATATAAACGTAATTATGACCGGCGGCCGCTAAACGATGCTTGATTTGCATTGCGTTCGGTTTATATAAAACGAGATCACCGTTTTTATCTTTAATTTTATAAAGATGAGTGAGTCGCCAGTATTTAGATTTAAGTTGTGGATGTAGCATTCGGGTCGATTGTCCCCGGTGTAATTTGACCTTCGACGATCGGCGGCTCGGGTTGTTGTTCGTTTACATTCGGTGTAGCATTGTCAACGACTGGCAGTGTTTCGTTTACATTTGCCGGTGTTGCTTCTTGGGGAAGTTTCGGTTGCTCACCGTCTTTCAAATGCTCATTAACATCGTCAATCGTTTCATCGGCTTGAGAAGTTAATGTATTAATAACTTCATCTACCGATTTGCCTTCGGCAGTTTCAAAACGGTTGACCCAGTATTTTTGTGCGGATCGCAATTTTTCAGAATTAAAAGTTAATATTTTTACTTCATCAGAAGTAAGCGGTTGCTTGGCTTTTACTTTCGTATGTATGTCAACTATAAGATCATATTGAGCATCGTGTAACAATTCGCCTAATTCCTGTTGGTAAACTTCAATTTTTTCCCAAAAATTACCTTTCTCATTATATTTTTGGTAAATACGATTTTTTACACTTAGCAGTCCCGATAATTCAATTGCTTTATACAGGCTTTTTCCGCGACGCAAAAAAGGCGCCATTTCTTTAAGCCATATTTCGTATTGTTCTTCGTCGTATTTTGTAGACCCTTCCGGTCTTCCTACGTCTGCCATAAATAATTTATTCGTTCGGTTGCGCTTTTAATTCCTTAATAAATAATTCTATTTGCTCTTGAAGTTTTTCAATTTCTGCAAGCGGCCAGTCGCTTATTTGTTGACAAATTGTTTCAATTTCTTTTTCCATAACTAAAGTATATCACGATTAATTTAAATTCTGTATTTTAAAATACGAGCCGAATACAAAAGACACAAACATTAATTCGACATCATTTTTAAAAGCTTGTGATACGTTGCTCGCATCCAACCGTCAGTATCATCCTTGTATAAATCTTTTAAGAAGTGCATTTGATCGATAATTTCTTTCCTACGCTCATTATTACCATTATTGAACTTAATAAAATTATCAACGGGAATCCTCAAGTTCTTGTGATTGCTCATACATTCATCATATAACAGTAGCGGAATAGTTGTAAATGGGTAGGTTTACGAAGGTTTGGGTAGATTTGAATAGATTCTAGTTTACTAGCAAAATAGTTTACTAGCAAACTACGACTTATTCGGATTTGTCAGCAAGGTCCGCCGGAAAGGGCGAGCCGAAAGCTTCCAAAATCTTACCAGCCCACATTTTACCTTCTTGCAATTTTGTAACAACAAGAGATATTTCGCGGCCGCCGGCATCGTATCCGATTCTTTTTTGAAGCTCTTGAGCTTTCACAATAACGGCATCGACTTCCTTTCGGAATTCGTGAATTTCGTCATTGCTTGGCTTTATTGGCGCGTCTGCTGGCGGATTATCCGCCGGTGTTGCCGCCGCTTCTCCCGGATTAGCTTGAGCGTTTGGGTCGGTCGGTTGACTTTCCCCGGCTGTTGCGTTTGGATCCGCTGGCGCCTGTGAGGCTTCCCCCGAAGGCTGATTCGGATCCGTTGGTTGATTTGGGTCCATATTCTAACTCACCCCCCTTCAAACTCTCGATCCTCTCTTTTGAAGAGTAAATAACAAGAGGTTCCTGTAAGATAAGAGATTTAATAATTGTCCAGATAGAAAGATCAACTTTGTGATCGATGCGGACTGTGTCGCCCCCTTTGATTTCAAATGGCGCGATATTTGATGAATACATTTCAAGATAGCGACCGCCGCGCTTGAAACTTATTTTATGATCGTAAATTATAATTTGCATAATTAATTCAATTGTTCGCCTATTTCATTTTGTATCGTTCCGGCGGCAAATGCAATAAACAACTCTTCGGCTTGATTATTCGCTAATTCAATAAAACAACTTCGAAGCCATTCGCCGTTAGTCATTTCCGGATTTGCCTTTAAGCGATTATTCATTTCTTCAATAATTTCATCGCCCCGGGTATTTGCGGGGTTGAATGCTAAATCGAAAAAAGCGTCTTTCTCTTCCATAGGTTAATTATCTATTATTTTTAGTATTTTTAGCAAGTGGTCCGTCGTCTTTATAAATCAATATATCAAATTTAACTTTCGTAACATTCCCAAACTCAAAATGAACGACATTAACTTTTTCTTCTATAGCCCT